TTTATTGGCAACTTATGTTACCAGTACAGGTGACATTAAAGCAGCAAACACCAACAATTAATGAATTTCTACACTGACGTGTTACTCCTTGGTGATGATATCCTCTATCGAGGGTATGAAGATGGAAGGCACGTTCAGTATCGTGAGAAGTCACGTCCTACTCTATATTTTGTACCAAGAGAACAATCTAAGAAGTCAAGTTGGAAAACACTTGACGGTAGATACGCACACCCAAAGAAATTTGATGGTGCTCGTGAAGCAAGAGGGTTCATTGACAAGTATAAAAATGTAGATGGACTAGAAGTTCATGGATACGATAGATTTGCATACCAATTCATCGCCCAGAAGTTCCCTAACACAGTGGAATTTGATATGGATGTGATGAAGATATATGCTATTGATATCGAGGTTGCATGTGACAATGGATTTCCCTCAGTAGAAGCATGTGCTGAGGAAATGCTGTGTATTACTATCAAAGACATCATGTCTAAGAAGGTAATTACATGGGGAACTAAGGAGTTCATACCCAATGGTACTGAGTATCGTACGTTCTGGACTGAACAAGCGATGCTAGAAGATTTCCATACATGGTGGTGTGAAAATACACCTGACGTTGTTACTGGATGGAACTGTCAACTGTATGATATTCCATACTTATGTCGTAGATTGGAAAGAGTGCTAGGAGAGAAATGGAAGAAGTCACTTTCCCCTTGGAACGGTGTTCTCGAACGTGAAGTCTTCATCAAAGGTCGTAAACAAATTGCTTATGACATTCGTGGCATTGCTACACTTGATTATTATGATCTCTATCAAAAGTTTACATACTCAGCGAAAGAATCCTATCGCTTAGATCACATTGCACTTGTTGAACTAGGTGAAAAGAAAGTTGATCATTCTGAGTTTGAAAACTTCAAAGCATTCTATACCCAGAACTGGCAGAAGTTTGTTGAGTATAATATAAAGGACGTTGAACTTGTTGACCGTCTGGAAGACAAGATGAAACTCATTGAGTTGGCATTGACTTTATCTTATGATGCTAAGGTTAATCTTACTGATGTATATTCACAGGTTCGTATGTGGGATACTCTCATATATAATGATCTATCTAAGAGAAACATTGTAGTTCCTCCCAAGGTAGATACACAGAAGAATGACCAGTATGCGGGTGCATACGTCAAAGAACCTGTGCCTGGGATGTATGACTGGGTGGTCTCTTTTGACCTTAACAGTCTATACCCACACCTTATCATGCAGTACAACATTTCTCCCGAGACGTTAGCAGAAAGAAAACACCCTACGGTTAGTATCGAGGCTATACTCAAAGAGGATGTAAACCTTGATGGTGACTATGCTGTATGTGCCAATGGTGCACAGTATAGAAGAGACATCCATGGGTTCTTACCAGAGATGATGCAAAGGATCTACGATGAACGTAAGATCTACAAATCTAAAATGCTTAGAGCGAAACAAGAGTATGAAACATCACCAACCGTGGCACTTGAAAAAGATATCGCACGATTCAATAACATTCAGATGGCACGAAAGATTCAACTCAACAGTGCCTATGGTGCAATCGGAAACCAATACTTCCGATACTACAATCTGGCAAACGCTGAGGCAATCACACTCTCTGGTCAGGTTGCGATTCGCTGGGTTGCCGACAAGGTAAATGAATACCTTGGTAAAATATTAAAGACAAATGATGATTATGTTATTGCTAGTGATACTGATAGTATCTACCTCCATCTGGGTCCTCTTGTGGAACGTGTATACGAGAGCAGAGAGAAAACTAATGAAAGCATTGTTGGGTTCCTTAACAAGGTCTGTGAAATGGAACTTGAACCTTTTATTTCGCGTACTTACGAAAAACTGGCACGGTTCACTAACGCTTACGAACAGAAGATGATCATGAAGAGGGAGACCATCGCTGATCGTGGTGTATGGACTGCCAAGAAGAGATATATCCTCAACGCATGGGATATTGAGGGTGTAAGGTTTGCTGAACCTAAGTTAAAGATCAACGGTATCGAAGCAGTCAAGTCATCGACCCCTGCACCATGCCGAACTGCCATTAAAGAAGCACTTAAACTGATCATGAGTGGTACAGAAGAAGAAGTTCAGACGTACGTTGCTAGGTTCAGAAAAGAGTTTGAGAAGATGCCTCTCGAAGACGTTGCATTTCCTAGAAGTTGTAACAACATAGGTAAATTTTCGTCTCCAAGAACCATCTATGGTAAGGGTTGCCCCATGCACGTTCGTGGTTCTTTGATGTATAATTATTATGTCAAAAGGATGAAACTAGAACACAAGTATCCTCTGATTCAAGAGGGTGAAAAGATCAAGTTTGTTTATTTACAGATGCCAAACAAAACTGGTGAGAATGTTATGTCATTCTTCCAGACTATGCCAAAGGAATTTGACATACATGGTGCTATCGATTGGGATTTGCAATTTGAAAAAGGTTTCCTAAGTCCAGTCAAGTTTGTTCTTGATGTCATAGGTTGGGAACCAGTTAAACGTAACACATTGGAGTTTTTATTCGCATGAGTTTTCTAAAAGATATCGTAAAAGATATTGGTAATGAGTATGCAGGCATCGTTAGTGACGGTGTATCAGCAGGAGACGTGCAGTCTTTTATTGACACAGGAAGTTATGTGTTTAATGCAGTAGTTTCTGGGTCTATCTTTGGTGGTCTACCATCTAATAAGATCACTGCTATTGCAGGAGAGTCTAGTACAGGTAAGACATTCTTTTGTCTGAGTGTTGTCAAGCATTTCTTAGAGTCAAACCCTGATGCAGGAGTTGTATACTTTGAGTCAGAGTCTGCCATCTCTAAGGACATGATTGAGTCCAGAGGTATAGATTCTAATCGTATGATTATAGTTCCTGTGGTTACAGTACAGGAGTTTAGACAACAAGCAATCAAGATTATTGATAAATACTTGGCACAGAAGGAAGAGGAAAGGAAACCTCTAATGTTCTGTCTTGATTCTTTGGGTATGCTTTCTACCTCTAAGGAGGTTGATGATACTGAACAAGGTAAAGACACAAGAGACATGACAAGAGCACAGGTTGTCAAGTCTATCTTCCGAGTTCTGACACTGAAACTAGGTAAAGCAAACGTACCTATGTTAGTTACTAACCACACCTATGACGTGGTTGGATCTTACGTTCCCATGAAAGAAATGGGTGGTGGAAGTGGTCTTAAATATGCAGCAAGTACAATCATCTATCTCTCTAAGTCGAAAGAGAAAGATGGTAAGGAAGTGATTGGTAATATAATCAAATGTGAGACTAAGAAGTCTCGTTTCACAAAGGAGAATGTTAAAATTGAAACTCGTTTATTCTATGATGAACGCGGATTGGACAGGTACTTCGGACTTCTGGAACTGGGTGAGAAACATGGAGTCTTTGAAAGAGTTGGTACTCGTTATCGTATTGGTGAAAGTAATGTCTTCGCTAAGTCTGTTCTTGCTGATCCGAGCAAATACTTTACAGAAGAAGTAATGGAGAAGTTAGATGCAGCAGCACAAAAAGAGTTTACCTATGGATCTTGACAAGTACATCAAAGTATACGATAATGCACTTGATGTAAATCTATGTCGCAATATCCTACATGCAAGTAAGAATGTTGAAATGAAGAGGTGGGATCGTGGTGGTCGTCCTCAGTTCAATGAGTTCAACATCACTGAACATGCAGAGTCCAAGGATCATTCAGATGATATCTGGAACACTATACACAATCAAGTCATCCAAGCAGTCAAAGATATATCTAACAGATATATGGAAGAAGTCGGTTGCCAACAGCAATGGCCATACTCAAATGCTTTGGAACAAGTCAGACTGAAACACTATCAGGTAGATCAGAATGACAGATTTGATGAGCATGCAGACGTGGGAGACCATGCATCTGCTCGTAGATTTCTCGCAATGTTTTTCTACTTAAATGATGTAGAGAAAGGTGGTGAAACAAAGTTCGAGCATCGCTCGATCAAACCAGTTCAAGGTAGATGCCTAGCATTTCCTCCTATGTGGATGTTCCCACACGCAGGAGTAGCACCTATAACTGATGACAAATATATTATTGGAACTTATTTACATTACGTTTAATGCCAAGCATAGAAACTATTGCAATCAGTAAACTGATTACCAGTGAAGAATACACACGCAAAGTATTACCTTTTATAAAGGAAGATTACTTTGAAACACTGGATATGAAGACCCTGTTCGGTGAGATAAATGATTACTTTACAAAGTACGATCAGGTACCTGAGATCAATGCCTTAAAAATTGAGATAGATAAGAGAAAAGATCTTAGTCAAGAAATTGTAACAGAGATTGAGAAGTTTCTTGATGAGAATATTGACAATCAACAATATAATGATGACTGGTTAGTAGAGACCACAGAGAAGTGGTGTAAGGAACGTGCTATCTATCTTGCTCTAATGGATAGTATTAAGATTGCTGACGGTCAGGATAAGACACGTCAAAAGGATGCTATTCCACACATAATGTCGGAAGCATTAGGCACATGTTTTGATGAAACAGTAGGACATGATTACATACAGGATGCAGATGAAAGGTATGACTTCTATCACAAAAAAGAAGACAAAATTCCATTCGATCTTGAATACTTCAACAAGATTACAAAAGGTGGTTTACCTAGCAAGACTCTCAATGTCGCACTTGCTGGTACAGGTGTCGGAAAGTCTCTATTCATGTGCCATGTTGCTAGTTCCTGTCTCATGCAGGGGAGAAACGTTCTCTATATCACACTTGAAATGGCAGAAGAGAAAATTGCTGAACGAATTGATAGCAACCTCCTCGACGTCCCGATCAAACAGTTAAGTGACCCTCTGTTTTCTAAGCAACAGTTTAGAAATAAAGTAGATGTATTAAATAAGAAGACACAAGGTAGGATAATTATAAAAGAATACCCAACAGCATCAGCACATGTAAATCATTTCAAATCATTATTGAATGAGTTGTCTATGAAGAAGGGATTCCAACCTGACATTGTGTTCATTGATTATCTAAACATCTGTGCGAGTGCTAGATATAAAGGAACCATCGTAAACTCATACACTTTTGTTAAAGCGATTGCAGAAGAACTCCGTGGTCTTGCAGTTGAATGCAATGTACCAATCGTCACTGCTACTCAGACTACTCGTGCGGGTTATGGGAGCAGTGATGTTAATCTTACTGACACAAGTGAGTCTTTCGGTCTCCCTGCAACTGCTGACCTTATGTTTGCTCTTATTTCTACCGAAGAGTTAGAACAACTAGGACAGATTATGGTCAAGCAGTTGAAGAATAGATATAATGACCCTACCATACACAAACGTTTCATTGTCGGTATTGACAGAGCGAAGATGAGGTTGTATGATTGTGATCAGAAAGCACAAGAGGATATTGTTGATGCAGGGGACACCCTCAAAGACAACTTCCTTGAACTCAAAACTCAAAACAAATTTGACGGTTTTAAAATATGACTAAAAGAGAAGACGTAAACGTCGATTACAATAGTGCTGACAAAGCATCAAAGGCAGCAGAGAATGTCATGAATCACATGCAAGATGTGAAGGAGGGTATGTCTGACAATGCCAAGAAGGTTGCAGAGGACACACCTACCACACCCGAAGAGTTTATCAATAAGAAAGGGTTCACTGCATGGAGGGCAGCAGAGGAGGTCAAAGAGAAACAGAAAGCAAAAGAAGATCAAGAAAAGTTTGCAGTTGACCTAGACAAATACCTTGAATTTTGTGAGAATACATGTAGTAATTTCTCAAAAGATCACGCAGCATATATAAAAAGGTTGAATGATTTAAACGAACTTGGTTGTAACATTTCTCTTCTAGATACTGCTGCTAATGGTCTCTCTGCTGAGGCGGGTGAGTTCATGGAAATAGTTAAGAAAATGAAGTTCCAGGGTAAACCATGGGACGAAGCGAACAAGGAACATTTAATTAAAGAACTAGGTGACATCATGTGGTATGCAGCACAGGCATCGATGGCACTTGGACAAAGATTAGATGATATAATATATGTGAACACACTTAAACTTGCAAAGCGTTATAGTGGTGGAGAGTTCAACGTAAGCGATTCAGAAAACAGGGCACCAAATGACATCTAAACACGGAAAATTAGATCCAGAAGAAAGGGTATTAAGTAACCCAGTTAACCTTAGAGAGATAATGCATGATGACGATGATGACATCAAAGAGGAAATAGCAGAAGGTTGGTACCCATTAAAGTCTGACTAAATACTTGCATGAGCAGCAAGTTAAAAGACGTATGGGCAAGAGAGAGTAGATTCTATACTCAGGGATTCGAGTGTGAATTTACAAGAAAAGGTCCCCTTGCTGTGTATGGTAATAAGACTAGGCAAGGACAACCTGTTGCACAAATTGTTGCTGGAACTAAGGTAAAAGTATTTCCTATTAAGGGATCATCAATGCCTGCTGTTATAGAAGTAGAAGTAAATAACGCAGGGGATATGAAATGGACAAAGGGTTGGATATCATTGGGTGGATTTGGTGTTAAGATGTCTGTCAGATTGAAGGCAGGATTCTCTATGAAACCACAAGACTTTAAGATGCCATTAGATAAAGCAGTAGGATTTAATGAATATGTTGAAAAAGTAAAGGGAGCAATAAGAGCACGACAAGGTATACCAGACTTTTTAAAAGATTATATGGTACAGTTAGTTGAATACTGTGCTAACCATGATAATCATAACGAATTAAAAGAGTCATATAAAAAGTTGATGGCATCTGATTATTCTAATTCAATAGATTCTTTGGAGAAAGACTTCTCTGAGATCATGGCACCCCTATGTGTAATTGAAAGAGGTCAAAGAGAGTTACATGAGATGGGATACACAGGTATAACTAGACAAAGTGTAAAGGTTTATGTTCCTAAGAAGGGTAACGAACCATTATTAGATTTTAAATTAGTAGGTAAAGATATAGAGTATCCATTCTCTGTTAAGAAAGCATCTGGTGTGACCAACACGATTAAACCAAAGCATATCATGGCATTGTTTAATGCGAAAACTACAAAGAAACATAAGGACTCAACCGAGTATCAAGTCTTAAAGATCCTAGCAGAGCACCCTAAACCTAATATTATTAATGGACCTTTTTATGGATTCAAATATCTATACAAAGAGTTTGGGGGTAGACTAGGTATAGTTCTTAAAGAAATAGACAAGATGATTCCTGATAATGGTGTGCCAGTTGTAGAAGAGTACCAAGAGGAGTGGACAAAGGTGATCAACAGGTATTATAATACAGGTATGCAATACTGGGACGACGGTAAGTTCAAGAACGGAAATCATGGACTATGCTCCCTAACCTGTCAGATGGCATTGGAAAAGATCAGTAAAGAGTTCTTAGACTACAAGAAAATTATGATTGATGTCGTCATGTCACAGGTCAACTTCTATAAGTTTTCATTAGACAAAGGAGATCCTAAGTTCTTTATGGAGAATGATCTATATAATAAAGTAAAACCAGATCAAAAGTTTTACTTGCGTAATAAATCAGACAAGAGCAGACCAGATAGAGAGTCAGTCGGAGTACAACCATGAGCAAGAATACACACCTCGAACATTTGGAAGATGATATATTTAATGATGGATATAATGGTGCACTGAATGGCATCAACTTCTTAAACTCACTCGTAGATATGCTGACCACTGGTAAAGGTGGAAGTAATACGAAAGTCACAGTCAAATGGGATGGTGCTCCTGCTATTATATGTGGCACAGATCCTGAGTCAGGTGTGTTCTTTGTAGGAACTAAGTCTGTATTTAATAAGAACAATCCAAAGATATGTTATTGTCATGAAGACATTGATGCTTTTTATGATGGTGAACTAGCAGATAAGTTAAAGAAATCATACGACCATCTATCACAGTTAGATATCAAGGGTGTGATACAAGGTGACCTCCTCTATACAGAGACACCTCCTATCGTTACCATGGGTGGTAAGGTATGCTATAAGTTTAAACCTAACACTATCACATACTGTGTAGAGAAAGATACAGTGATGGGAAAGAAGGTTGGACACTCTGACATAGGTATAGTATTTCATACAAGATATACTGGCACCAGTATCAGCACTATGACAGCAGGATTTGGTGTAGATGTATCAGGTATGCAGAACAATAAACTTGTGGCGGTGTTCTCGTCTGCATTCTCTAATGTAAATGGAGTTGCAAACTTAACACCAACAGAACTATCAAGTGTGAAGAATGATATTAGAATGGCAAAGACTAATCTACTACGCTCTAAGACATTCTTAAATGCAATAGGTGGTGGTACAAAACCATTTAGTTATGCTGCTATGTTCAAGAAGTATATAAACATCTTAGTCAGACAGAATAGTATCCCCGACAGTGCAGAAAAGATGGCAAAGGGTTACATATACTATGTTGAGAAAGAATTTGGTAAAGAAATTGCTAAGAAAAAGAGTGAGAAAGGAAAAGAAACATGGAAGAAACAGAAGCAAGAGAACCTAACTTATCTAAATAGTAACAAGAGTGTCATTTTCTCTGCCCTTACTGGATTCAAACTGTTGATGAAAGCAAAGGTTAAAATTATAAATAAATTGAAGAAGATCGAAGGTGTCGGCACGTTCCTTGAAGACGAGGATGGATACCGAGTTACAAGTCCAGAAGGATTTGTTGCTATAAAAGATGGTTCAGCAGTCAAATTAGTTGACAGACTTGAATTCTCTCGTGCAAACTTTACTGTGGCAAAGAATTGGTCTAAATGAGATTTCGTCAGTTCATCATAGAGGCAGAAACGCCTAAGAAGAAACCTACATCCTCTGGTAAAAAGCAAGAGGTGCAGGATAAGCACGTCGCATTTACCTTTGGACGATTCAATCCTCCCCATGCAGGACATGGTAAGATGATGGACGCAGTGAAATCATATGGTGGAGACACAGGTAATTACAGAATCTATCCTAGTAGAACACAAGACAATAAGAAGAACCCACTGTCAGCAGACCAGAAGATAAAGCACATGCGTGCAATGTTCAAAGACCATAAAGACAAGATTCAGAATAGCGAAGCACATAGAAATATATTTGACATCATGAAAGACCTTAACGATGAAGGTCATGAGCATGTAACCATGGTAGTTGGTGACGATAGAGTCAAAGAGTTTGATAAACTCACCAAGAAATACAATGGAGTGCACTATGACTTCAAGAGTATTAATGTTAAGTCTGCTGGTAAACGTGATCCTAAGTCTGATGATCCTTTGGAGAGACTTAGTGCAAGTGCTTTGCGTAAGCATGCTACAAGTGGAGACCATGAAGCATTCCATGCTGGGACTGGTGGATATAAGAACAGTAAACAGATGATGGCAGACGTCCAAGCAGGACTAACACCAAAACAGAAAGCAGAGAAGGCAGCGAAGAAAGCAAAGGCGAAGTTAAGTACAGCAACAGGTACAAAGGAAAAGACAGTCAAGGAAACATGGGAGTACGCTCCTAAGTTAGCATTAGAAGAGTTCAGAGAGCACTATATTCAAGGTGAACTATTCGATACTGGTACACTCATAGAGCATGACAACACAGGTATTAGAGGTCACATAGTACACAGAGGAACTAATCATGTCATATTCAAGGACGAGTATGGTGATGAGTTCAAAGCATGGTTGGGAGACATTACAGAGATAGCAATGAAGACTGACAAGAAGGTTCCACTAGGACGTAAGAGTAATCCATATGGTAAGCGTGCAGTATTGAAGATGCTTATCAAGTCAGTAGCAGAGAGAGAAAGATCCAGAGCAGGAGTAACAAAAGAAAATAAAGATCAGAGTAATTACAGTGCAGACGATGGGTCAGGTAACGATTGGAAGATAGGAACTGATAAATATAGACAGGCAGTACAGGCAATGACCCCTGGTCAGGGAGTTATTAAGTTTTCTGAGTTCAGAAAGACTGTCAAAACTAAATAGTATTACACTTTATCCATACCAATGTTAGATATTAAGATAGGATCTGTGTTACTAGGGTACAGTTTGCAAGAGCAAACACAAATCCTAGACTGCGTTTACGGAGGAGAAGATCCAAAAACCAAGCGTATAGAAGACGCAGGCAGAGCAATCGTTGACATTATTATGCAACACGAAGAAATTGTCGAGGGTTATGCAGGATTCCCTGTTGAAAAGAAACTCATTGATAAGAACAAGATCAAGTTCGACAAAGATCGTAACATCGGTAGAGTGATATCACAGGGCGGAGAGTCATTTGTCATAACAGGTATGAAGAATGACGGACGCTATCAGATCATGGGTAAGAAGGGGGAAAAGACTGCTAAGGAACCCAGAGACCTAGGATTAAATTTACAAAGACCAGGTGGTGTAACAGAGGGCATAGATATAGATGCACTACACAACGAAATGGTCGAGAGTTTGAAGCAGGCACGCAAGAATGTCGGTGCAGGCAAATGTTGGGATGGGTACAAAGCAAAGGGCACCAAGACAAAAGGTGGTAAGCAAGTACCAAATTGTGTTAAGGAAGACGAACAATCCATAGACGAAAAGAAAGGTCTATGGGATAATATACATGCCAAACGTAAGCGTGGTGAAGCACCCGCTAAGAAAGGCGACAAGGACTATCCTAAGACACTAGACGTTGAGAGTTACTCTTGGCGAAATGAAATAGGTTACAAATCATGAAACCAGACACAGACAAGCGAGTCACTACCACAGTAAAGAAAAACGGTGTGACTATTAATCCCAAAAAGGAGGACCTCATGCAGGAAAAGAATTTAGACGAGAAGAAATTAGATCCAGTAGGTAAAGAAGACAAGGACATCGACAATGACGGTGACCATGATAAGTCTGATAAGTATCTATTGAACAGACGTAAAGTTAGATCTAAAATTATTAAGATGAAAGAGTCTACACTTGAAGAACTTCGTAAGAAACGTATTACTCCAAAGGGAGAAGGTGCAGTTGACAACACACCAGAAGAAGGTCATGAAGTAGAAGAAGAGACTGTCAAAGAGTATGCTTCTGTTGATACCTCTGCTAAGAAAAGTGCTATCAAGGACAGGATGAAATCTAAGATGATGCAGATGACTGCTGATCATGATAGAAAGAAAGCAGGGATGAATGTTAAATGAACGTGCCCTAAGTTGGTACACTGATACCAAGGCAAGAGAAAGAGACGAAAAACAAAACAAGGACGCTAAGATTAAAGGTGCTATCATGAAGCACGGTAAGAAGCGTTACAAGGATTTCGTTGACAAAGATGGCAACAAGAAGAAAACAGAAGTTGTCAAAGACAAGAGAGGGATACGAGCACTGCATAAAGGTAAGTGGGGTTACATGAAGAACCGAAAGTTTACCGCAGACAAATAGTATATATAGAGTAGATCTACACTAATTAATTATGTTCGGATTTCTACTACCTATTGCTTCAAAGATTATCTCTGACGCAGTAGATAAAATACCAGATGATGCTGAACTCGGTGAGAAACTCATCGACATCTGCCTAGTTATACTAGGAAAGGCAGTAAAACTAACTAAGACGGATGCTGACGATAAGTTACTGGCAACGGTAGCAGAAGCGATCAAGAACCGTGAATAAGATAATCAGGGAGGGCAACCTCCCTTTTTTTATAAATAAAATATAGGAAACACATTGTACTTGGAGTAAAGAATGGCGATCTATGGTAAGATTGACGCTGCTGCATTCACACAGAACATAGGGGTCACCAATGGAGACGCTACTGTATCTAAGAATGCTGCTGATAGCGTTGTCCCAGGTGACGTACTAGAAATTAGTAGCGTTGCATATATTGTAAAGCAAGTCACTAGCACAACTGCTATTGAACTTCACAAGAATTACGCAGGATCAACTGCAACAGTTAGTGCTGCGAACGTAATCAAGAGAACACCACCAAAGGCGGTTGCAGAGTATGTAATCAAGGGTGGAGATAGTATCTCTAATTACCAGTTAGTATTTGTAGATACAACAGAAGACGGTATTGCATCTAACAAAACAAGAGGAATTGACGGACCTGGATGGTGGTTGTATAGAACATACCAGACACATAATGGTACCGAGCGTCATAAGGCAGAGAAACTTGCATCACTTAGAGTGGCAGCAGGAACATCAGGTGACGCAGCAGACGAGACAGTAGTAGCAGACGTACTTGAAACTATCACAGTTGGTACACAACCCGCTAACTCTACTTCATCTAGTGGTGCTGGAACATTCGTTGCTGCATTCACAGTTGATCAGTCTGGTACTAAGGTATACAAATGGCAGAGACAGACAGCAACTGCTTCTACTCGTTGGGTAGATGTAAGTGCTTCACTTGACACAGGTATTACCTATGCTAACTTCACTACTGCAACTCTTGCATACAGTGGACTAGCATCTAACGCACTTGACGGATACAAGTATCGTTGTGTGTTAAATACAAGCAAAGGTGCAGAGACAAAGTACACTAACGGTGCTGCTACTATAACCTTTGGTACTTAATCTAAAAGTTTTATGTTATGAGATTTGATGAATTAAATGAGAAGAATCATTTAATGTTTGCAATCAAGTATTACGAAAACCCACACTCAGTTACAATAGATGACTTCATGGAAGACATGAAGAAGTTTAAGTATCTGAAACGATTACTCAAAAGGTATATCAAGACAGGTGTACTTCGTACAAACTTGATACTCAACCATTTAATAGTGTTGTTCAATGTGTTTGGAGACGGAACACTACCATTACTCATGTACAAGTTAGAACGTGAGTATTGGTCTGTCCTCAAAACATTTGTTATCTATCTCAATCGCTACAAAGAAGGTGATGGTGGTAGCATAGACAGCGTTGCTATTGATGATGATGTAAAGAGAGAGTTAGACTCACTATGATCAATGAAGATGCCCCAACAATGAGTGCTGGCACAGGTGGATTCTCAGGATCCTCTGCTGCTAATGGTCCTGTTGCAGGGTTTGATTCTATGATGGGAGTTGGTAAACTCACTAAGAAGAAACCTAAGCGTAGAAAGTACGTTAAGGAAGAGGTCTCTAACGCAAGTGTAGACCTAGAACAAAAGACCGCCATGGCATTGCCCTTCCGTGTTTCCTATAAGGACGAAGCGATGGACTTTATATTATATGGAAAGTCTGAGCAAGCAATCAGACTAGAACTGAGAAAGATATTTCGTCCAGAGAAAGCAAAGTATTTCTCAGTCAAGAGGTTATATCCTAATCAAGTGATCAAATTCTACTGGGATAAAAGACAAGCATCTCTGAAATAATGTCAGATATAAACAGTGCTATTATAGAAAGACTCGAACGAGTAGTAGACTCATTACAGGAAAACTCTGTAAAGATGGGTCAACTTCTTGCTGTGCATAATGAGAAGTTAGATAAGCAAGATAAAATAGACGAAGTATTATTTGAGAAGATCGATAGACTATCTGCTGATGTTAATAGAGAGACAGATGCTATAAAGAGAGGATGTGAGAGAGATATAAGAAAGGTAGATGATAGACTCAGGTTGATGGAGAAAAAGATGTGGTCAATAGCAGGAGCACTAAGTGTTATATGCTTCCTCGTATCAGCACCAGGGCAGAAATTATTAAGGGGGTTGCAAACTCAACCTAATACTGCTATGATAACTGAGCAAGTACAACCTTTATATGAGCGCAGTTGATGAGCATTACATCGACAAAGTATCTTATCGCTTAGAGAAATTTAAAAAGGTAAGGGACGGACTATACAACTTCCGATGTCCTTATTGTGGTGACAGTCAAAAGCACCGCAATAAAGCGCGGGGGTATTTCTTTGCGATTAAACAGAGGATGGTGTACAAATGCCACAACTGTGGTGTAGGTAGAACAGCACCTAACTTCCTCAAAGACATAGCACCAGAGATCTATGCTGAGTACCAGATGGAAAAGTATAGAACAGGGAGAACAGGTAAGGGAACCACAACTGAGAAGTTAGAGGTCCCTGACTCAACTCCCTATTTTGCTAAGAAAACGTTAGACTTAACCAGTGTAGATTTACTAAATAATGGGCATCCAGCGAAAGAATATTTACTAAGTAGAAAGATACCTGACTTGTCACGTTTCTACTATGTCAGTAAGTTTAAAGAGTGGGTGAATACACAGAAACCAAGAACTTTTACTGACTTAAAGTATGACAGACCTAGAATTATTATCCCTCTCTTACGTCATGATGGTACTATGTTTGGAATCCAGGGTAGATCTTTGGAGGCAAACCCCCACCTACGATACATAACTATAATGTTTGAAGACCAACCCAAAGTGTTTGGTCAAGATAAAGTAAACCCTAACGAGACCGTCTATGTTACAGAAGGACCCTTTGACTCCGTTTTCATTCCCAACGCTATTGCTATGTGTGGCAGCGATGTTGATCATAGGTCCATTGATGTTCGAGATACGGTATGGGTCTTCGACAACGAACCAAGAAGCAAACAAATTGTCGATAGAATTGCAGCAGCAATTAAACGAGGTGACAAAGTAGTCATCTGGGATAAGGACATAAAAGAAAAGGACATCAATGAAATGGTGTTGCAAGGTTATGATCCTTATGTTATTATTAAACACAACACTTTCTCTGGATTAGAGGCAACACTTAAATTAGCAGACTGGAAAAAAGTATGAATGTAATTAAAAGGGATGGCAGTGCCACTCCTCTCGACCTAGAAAAGGTACATAAAATGGTTGAGCATGCATGTGAAGGACTCGCAGGAGTATCAGCATCACAAATTGAAATCAGTAGTGGTATTCAATTCTTTGATGGTATTAAATCAAAAGATATACAAGACATTTTAATCAAGTCTGCTAATGATTTGATTTCATTAGACGCTCCAAACTATCAGTTTGTTGCTGCTAGATTATTATTATTTGATGTCAGGAAAGAAGTCTACAAGGGGCATCCCGACAATCATCCTACTATCAAATCACATCTTGATAAGGGAATTGCATCAGGCATCTATGACAGTGCCCTTGCAAAGGCATACAGTGAGGACGAGTGGGCATCCCTTGACTCATACATAGATCACAATAGAGATTACCTGTTTACCTATGCAGGCATGAGACAGGTTGTAGATAAATATCTAGTACAGGATAGAAGTACAGGTGCTATATTTGAGACACCTCAGTTCATGTATATGTTGATCTCTGCTACATTATTCCAGAAATATCCAGAAGAGAAGAGACTCGATTATGTCCAAAGATACTACGACGCGATCAGCACGCACAAAATCAACATTCCCACACCTATCATGGGAGGGGTGCGAACTCCACTTCGACAGTTTGCTTCCTGTGTTCTTGTTGATGTTGATGACACCCTCGATAGTATCTTTGCAAGTGATATGGCTATTGGGTACTATGTTGCTCAAAGGGCAGGAATCGGTATTAACGCAGGCAAAATCCGTGCGGTCAACAGTAAAATCAGGGGTGGAGAAGTACAGCACACAGGCGTTATACCTTTCCTCAAAAAGTTTGAAAGTACTGTCAGATGCTGCACTCAGAATGGCATTAGAGGTGGATCAGCGACTGTCCACTTCCCCATCTGGCACCGAGAAATCGAAGACATAATAGTATTAAAGAATAATAAAGGAACAGAAGATAATAGAGTAAGAAAACTTGATTACAGTATTCAATTATCCAAACTATTTTATGAACGTTTTATCCAAAATAAAGAAGTCTCGCTTTTTTCCCCTCATGATTGTCCTGGTTTGTTTGAGAGTTTTGGGACCGATAGGTTTGATGAGTTATATTGCTATTACGAATCTGATGAGTCCGTCCCAAGAGCAACAATCGGAGGTCAAGAACTAATACTATCTCTATTAAAAGAGAGAGCAGAGACAGGACGTATATACTTGATGAACATTGACCACTGTAATAGTCATAGTTCATTCAAAGACAAGGTAAGTATGTCTAACCTGTGTCAGGAGATCACACTACCAACAGATCCTATCAGTCATATAGATGATGGAGGAGGAGAGATAGCACTGTGTATATTATCTGCTATCAATGTAGGTAAGATAAGAAGACTAACAGAACTAGAAGGACTATGTGATCTAGCAGTCAGAGGACTAGAAGAACTCATAGACTATCAGAACTATCCAGTTAAAGCAGCAGAGCGTAGTACACTAGCACGTCGTTCACTTGGTATAGGTTACATAGGACTAGCACATTACCTTGCTAAGAATGGTGAACAATACTCAGACAAGGGTGCATGGAAGTTGGTTCATGACCTCACAGAAGCGTTCCAATACAACCTTTTGAAGGCATCAAATAACCTAGCAAAAGAGCGTGGAGCATGTGATGGTTTCCAACACACAAAGTATTCTGATGGAATACTTCCTATTGATACATATAAGAAGGAGGTAGACGAGATAGTAAACAATACACTTGCTTATGATTGGGATTCTCTACGCGATGACATCAAAGAGTTCGGTCTTAGACACTCAACATTGTCCGCACAGATGCCATCGGAGAGCAGTTCCATTGTGTCTAACGCTACCAACGGAATTGAACCACCAAGAGACTACTTGTCCGTTAAGAAGAGTAAAAAAGGACCACTCAAACAAATTGTACCTCAGTACAATACTTACAGGAATAACTACACTCTTCTCTGGGACATGGCATCGAATGAAGGATACATTAAAATAGTTGCAGTTATGCAGAAGTTCTTTGACCAAGCAATTTCTGGTAACTGGTCATACAATCCAGAGAATTACCCTGATAACAAGGTACCTGTATCTGTTATGGCAGGAGACTTACTTGCAACCTATAAGTATGGTTGGAAGACAAGTTACTATCAAAATACCTACGACATCAAGAAAGACGAAGAGACACCAGACAATAGTGAGGTGCTTGACAATTTGATTAACGATATTATGTCAGGCAACGAAGCAGATTGTGATGCGTGCAACGTCTAATATATTAACAATAAATGCACACCGAACCGAGGACGAGAATGGGGACCACTGTCTTTAATTCTAAGAAGAATAACACAACAACACAACCAATGTTTTTTGGGGCACCCCTAGGGATGCAACAGTATGTCAACTTTAAGTACCCAGACTTCGACAAGTTGACACAGACACAACTAGGATACTTTTGGAGACCAGAGGAAGTATCATTACAAAAAGACAGAGGGGATTACAAAACCCTAAACGAACAACAAAAGCACATATATACAAGTAACTTGAAGTATCAAATCTTATTGGATTCGGTACAAGGTAGAGGACCAGGGATGGCATTTAGTCCTTACTGTTCTCTTCCTGAGTTGGAAGGTTGCATGGGTGTCTGGCAATTCATGGAGCAAATCCACTCTCGTTCTTATACTCATATCATTAAGAATGTATATCCAGATCCTGCTGAGGTCTTAGACACTGTACTAGACAACGATAAGATCATAGCAAGAGCGAAGTCAGTAACAAAAGCATACGATGAATTTCTAGAACGTGCAGGAGCATGGGCAGAAAGTAACATGTGGAAGAAAGACTGGAAAGGTTCTCCGACTACTGACTGGACAATGAAAGATATGAAACGTTCTCTTTACCGTGCTATTGCTAATGTTAACATCCTCGAAGGTATCAGGTTTTATGTCTCGTTCGCTTGCTCGTTTGCATTTGGTGAACTCAAACTTATGGAAGGATCCGCTAAGATTATCTCTCTCATCGCACGAGACGAAAGTCAGCATCTTGCACTTACTCAAAAGATAATGTATAAGTGGAGGAAAGGAGACGATCCTATCATGAAAGAGATCCACGAAGAAGAGAAAGAGAATGTTGTCTCTATGTTTAAAGCAGCAGTCGATGAAGAGAAAGACTGGGCGAACTATCTCTTCTCACAAGGTAGTATCATAGGACTAAACGAAAGATTATTATCACAGTACGTCGAGTGGATAGCAAACAGACGTATGAAAGCACTAGGTATCAAACCCATATATGATATCCCTGCATCAAACAACCCATTACCATGGACAGAACACTGGCTAAATAGTAAGGGTCAACAAAACGCACCCCAGGAAACTGAAATCGAATCTTATGTTGTCGGAGGCATAAAACAAGATGTGGATGCAAAAACTTTTGCAGGGTTTAAACTTTAACCCTCTTGGACAAATGGACAAAGAAGAACATGAGAGCGATCCTCTCTGTGCTAGACCCGAAAATTGGTATAAAGGACCACTTATCTTTTTTGAAGAAGGTGAAGAGAGACTTGAAAAAGAGTGGTCTGACTAGAAGAAAGCGCAAATAGTAGCGATTGTAACATTAAGAGAATGTTAAGTTGCATAAATAGTTCTGTCATGATATAATGACATTACGTTCATCTTATATGTAACATAAGTTCATCTTATGATTGGTCTCGCACTATCAGCGACGCTCCTCTCTGAACACTACCCTGCCCATTGGCAGATGACATGTCAAGAGTGGAACACCAACAGGATTGAGGTTCTAACAGATAGCAACCTCTCTCGTGATGCAAAAGAGTATCTTATTGATTACTTTTTTACCAAAGTTGAAGATAGAAATTGCGAACCTTTACAAATAGGACGCAAGTAAATCGCGGAACGGTACGTTCATCCTATGATACATATGCTTGCTTTATTATTAACAACTACTCAGGTAGTCACCGTCTCATGTGGAGACATTAATGAACTTGTAAATCGTGCTAAGGTCTATCCAGACATTAGCGATAAAGATAGACAAGAAGTAATTGATCTTTACTATGATTTTGGTGAAGCACATGGGTTGTATTGTAAGGACGCAAACGATTGAAGGAACGGATCCTCAAAACATCCTATTACTAAAAATCAAATGGCACAAGTTACTTATCGCGGTGTTCAGTATGACACAAATCGTACACGCAAGGACACAAACGTAAACGCTGACAAAACACAACTCGTTTATCGAGGAATTAAACTAAACAAGGAGGTATAATCATGCTACTGACAGTAGGTGGTATCTCCCTTGGAATGGCATTATTCTTAGGAATAATCTATACAGAAGTTAGACTCTTACAAAAGGAAGGGTTCTAGTCATGAAGTTAAAAATCCATTTCGATTGGGACCACAACATTCCAGAATATGATCCTGAGATTCACAATCCAGAAAAAGTATTCGCATTTCTCTGTTACAGAGGGGTCCACTATGCCAAATGGGTTTACCTAGATAACTTCAATATTAATAACTGGAACATATTTAATCCTAGACTAGGAGAGAATCCTAGACAAAAGTAACACTTAATGTTATAATATGGGCACCTTCGGGTGTCCTTTTTATTATCTAAAAATAAATATGAGTGAAGAATTAGAACGTAAACCCATGAAGATCTTTTTAGACAGTAGTGATGTTAATGAGATCACTAAGGCAGTAGACACTGGTCTTATAGATGGGGTTACTACTAACCCAACACTGATGTTACAGTCAGGGTTGAATCCAAAAGATGTACTTGAATCTATTTCACAATTATTTGGTTGGGATGCGTCAGTATCAGCAGAGGTATCAGGTGATACCGTAGAAGAAATGCTAGAAATGGCAGATGAATATGTACAAATTAATCCAAACATTACAATCAAAGTCCCTTGCACAGTCGAGGGTCTTAAAGTATGTAATGACTTAGCAAGTGATGATATAAAAGTAAATGTTACTCTTATATTCTCAGTTGCACAGGCAATCCTAGCAGCAAAAGCAGGAGCGTCTTTCGTATCACCTTTCGTGGGTAGGGTTGACGACAACTCATTCAGTGGTGTAGACTTAGTAGGAGATATCGTTGCAACATATTGTCAACATGGTATCGAGACCGAAGTTCTTGCAGCATCATTAAGGAATGTGAAAGATGTATCAGAATGTTTTAAACGTGGTTCTCATGTAGTTACCATGCCTCCTAA